TTTCTTTAAATTCCTTATCATACTGTTTACTCATTTCAATTCCTCCAATTCATCATATCTTCATTATAACTCTTTTTGAGAAATATCCACTTTTAACTTGTACTATTTATATTCTAGCTCCATATATTATTTGAAAACATTTGGTTTTGTAAGGCATCAATTTCACCTGGTAATGAAAATAAATATGGTACATATTTCATAAAATCATCTCCTTAAATATATAATACTAAATATTAACATAAAATATGGATGTTTTCCATATATTCTATTAATGGACAAATATTTTAATACAAGGAGGTGAATATTATAATAAAATGAATGATGTGAAGATAAAAATAAAACAACCATCAAGTCCAATAAAAGAAATAGAACAAGTATATGATATCCAAGATTATTTAAAAGCAAATAGTCAAAGGAATTATATACTTTTTTTATTAGGTATTTCTACAGGCTATAGAGCAGGAGACCTTGTTCAATTAAAAGTAAGAAACGTAAGACAAGCATTGGAAGATGGATATTTTACAATAATGGAAGGCAAGAAGCTTAACTCTAAAAACATTAGAGAAAAGAATAGAAAGCCTAGAAGAGTTATTATAATAAAGAACTTAAGAAAAAAACTCGAAGAATATATTCAAAATAAAAATGATTATGAATATATGTTTCCAAGTAGAAAAGGTGGACATATTCAAACAAAAAGAGTTTCACAGATATTAAGTGAAGCAGCAGATTATTTTAAAATAAAAAATATAAGTGCTCATAGTATGAGAAAAACATATGCATATAGAATTTATGAAAGTAATGACCATGATCTTTTAGCAGTAAAAGAAATGTTAGGTCATAGCAGCATAGAAGAAACTAAAGCTTATCTAGGATTAGATCGTGAAATGTTTGATAGTTATTCAAAGGTTTTAAATGATTTAATACTATAAGCTTTTTTTATTTTTATTAATGAATGTGCTATTTTTGGGTGGATTCACATTAAAGAGGAGTAAAAAAGAAATCTACATTATATGCTGTTAAAAAATGAATGTCTTATTCCCTAAGAAAATGGGACATTCAATAATTTATTAAAAGTGCCTTTAAGCCTTGGTATTTCAAAGGTTAGAAGCACTTTATTATAAATATACATAAAAATGAATTTCTATATGCAATAAAAAGTTCAGGAAATAACCTTAAAAATGAACACACTATCTTAAACTAAGTGCTCACTTTTTTTCATGAAAGGAGGTGATGAATTGAAAGCAAATGAAGAGAAGATAAATGAGAGCTTAAGTAAGATAGAATCATGGGTTGCAGAAGGTCAGACCGACAAAGAAATTGCTGAAAAGATAGGTATTTCTTACTCAACATTTAGGCGTTATAAGAAAGAAAAAAGTGAGCTAAAAGCTGCAATTGCTCAAGGTAAAGATAAGAAAAATGATAATGTCATTCAAGCCTTATATAAAAACTGTATTGGCTATAAGTACTATGAAGAAACACCAGTTAAGGTAAAAGAAGAAGTTATAGCTGAAGATGGTAAAACAGTACTTGTTAAAGAAAGAGTTGAAGTTAAAAGTATTAAGAAATATAAAGCTCCAGATTTAGCAGCTCAAAAGTATTGGCTTAACAATAGAGATAAGACTAAGTGGCAAGATGATCCTAACAAGGTGGCTAATGATAAGAAGCTTACAAAACTTAAAGAGAAAGAAGTTAATTCAAAAGTAATAGAATAGGAGGAGATATGAAGACAACTTGTAAATATTGTGGAATAGTAAATAAGCCACACAAGTGTCCACATAGCAAAAGAAAAGCAGATAGAACTAGAAAAGATAATAAGATATATGAATCTAAAGAATACAGAAGATTAAGAACTGAAGTATTAGAAGATTATAATTACACTTGTCTTTGGTCTTTATATGTTGATGGCAAAGTTATTACAGCAGATAGAACACACCATATCATTGAGATACTAGAAGATGAAAGTAAAGCTATTGAGTATGATAATCTTATTGCTTTACATAATAAAGTTCATGAAGTAATCCATAAGCTTTATAAAGAAGGACTGAATATTAAGTCAGAGCTTCAGGATCTATTGTTAAAGATGAATGAATCATACAAGAAAGGAGATAGAACTTTAGGAAAATACAAGAAAGAAGTTAAGAAAATATATCCCCCCTATGTTTCAATTTTTTAAGAAAAGAAATTTTCATCAGAACGGGGCTATAGATAGACACACGAAATCTGTAAAATGAGATTTTTTAAATTTCTTTGGAAGGAGGTTTTAATTTTTGGCAAGACCAACAAAGAGTGCAAGAGTTTTAAGTGATTGCTCTCAGACTAAAGATGAAATTAATGCAAGAATAGAAAATGAAGAAAAATTAAAAGGAAAATCAGAAGTACATCCAACACAGCAACTGACAGAAAGTCAGTTGGTTATATTTAATTTTGTAAAAGATGAATTGGAAGAGTCTAAATTGTTAAGTGGTTTAGATTCTTTTTTATTGACTCTTTTTTCAATTACAGCAGATAGATTGCAGTTTATAGAAGATAAGATAAATAAGAAACCAAGCTTGGCTTTTAATAAAGATTTAATTTCTTCTAAGAAAGCTTATACAGCAGATTTTTTAAGGTGTTGTAATGAATTATCTTTATCCCCTCAATCAAGGGCAAAATTAGCTAATATTAATGTTACAGCTAAAACTAATAAAGAAGATGCAGCACTTTCTATACTAAGGAAAAAGAAACATGGACATAAGAGAGAGTAATGCTTATGATTATGCCTTATGGTGCATTGAAGAGGATAATGATAAGGTAGGAACTTATATTAAAAAGCAATGTAAGTCATGGCTTGATATTGTAGATGGTAATGATGAAGAAGCCTATTTTGATAATGAAGATTATGAAATTATTTATGATCTTTTAGGTTTAATGATTCATCCAGATTTACATGAGCCTTTAAATGAGTGTTTAGAAGATTATGCAGAGCTTTTTATATATGCAACATTGGCCACAAAATATAAAGATGGTAGTAAGTTATATATTACAAGCCTTCTGGAGATAGCAAGAAAGAATTATAAAACCTTTTATGCAGCAATTATTTTTATATTAGAAATGATGTTGGAAAATGACTTCGATAGATATTTTTCAGTAGCTCCAGACTTAAAACTTTCAAGTGAAGTTAAGTTGGCAATTAAAAAGATAATTAAGGTAAGTCCTGAAATAGCCAAACATTTTAAAGTAACAAGAGATTATACAAGATGCAAATTTAATGAAGCTGAATATGTGGCTTTAGCCTATTCAAATGATAATATGGATGGAAAACTTGCTAGGTTATGGCTTGCAGATGAAGCAGGTAATTTAGATTCCTATCCAGTTGAAGCAATGAGGTCTTCACAGATTAATTTGTGGAATAAGCAAGGGATAATTATTAGCACTCAATATCCTAATGATAATAATGTTTTCTTAGATGAATTAGATTATGGCAAAAAAATATTAGATGGTCTTATAGAAGATAAAAGATTCTTTTGTTTACTATATGAGCCAAATGATGCATTAAGGAAAGAATGGCAAACCAATGACCTTGTAATATATCAATCTAATCCAGTAGCAGTTGATAATGTTCTTATGTTTGAAGAGCTTAAGAAGAGCAGGACAAAAGCTATTCTTTATGAAAACAAAAAAGAAAATTATCTATGTAAGCATAACAATATTCAATATAAGGGGCTAGGAGCTGAAGGTTATGTTGATATTGAGATAGTTAAAGAGTGCAGGATTGTTGAGGATTTAGACTTTTGGAGAGGTAAAAGAGTTTATTTAGGCTTAGATTTATCTATGACAGAAGATAATACTTCAGTTTCTATGATTACTGAATATGAAGGTTATTTATATGCTAAAGTGTGGGCTTTTATTCCTAAAGACAGGATAGACATTAAATCATCTAAGGAAAGATTAAATTATAACAAGATGATTGATAGTGGAATATGCTTTGGATGTGGTGATGATACTATTTCTTATAAGTTTGTTGAAGATTTTATTATGAGTCTTGAAGATACTTATGGAGTAGAAATAGTTCAGATAGGATATGACAGATATAATTGTAGGTCAACAGCACAAAAACTTGAAGCTGCAGGATATGAAGTTGTAGAAGTTAAGCAACATAGTACAATTCTTCATGCTCCAACTAAGTTATTAAAGGAATATATCTTACATAGAACTTTTAGGTATGATGATAACAGGCTTTTAGAAATTAACTTTTCAAATGCTAGGTGTACTGAAGATACTAATAAGAATAAATATGTTAATAAGAAAAAGTCAGCAGGTAAGGTTGATATGGTAGTAAGCACAATAATTGCACTTTATCTTTTACAAGAAGAGCAGCTTGATAATTCAGATTGCACTATTCAAGTAGTTTAGGAAGGAGGGAAAGAATGAAATGGCCTTGGAGAAAAAAGAAGGAGGAAAGAGGATTATATGAAGATTTAACAGCGTTATATACTTTACTACAAACAACAATTACAGAAGATGATATTGACAGAGAAAAGGCAATGAACATTCCAACAGTATCAGGATGTATAAGGCTTATTCAAGATACAGTTAAGACTTGCCCCATAAAATTGTTTCATGAAGTAGATGGAAAGGTGCAGGAGGTTAAAGATGATCCTAGGCTTTCTATTCTAAATGATGATACTAAAGATACTTTAGATGCAGCACAATTTTGGGAAGCTATGATTGAGGATTTTTATTTAGAAGGCAATAGTTATGCTTATATAAATAAACAGAGGAATAATATAAAAAGCCTTCACTATGTAGAAGAAAGTGCAGTAAGTATTAATTTAGGAATAGATCCAATATTTAAAGATTATGATATTTGGGTTAATGGTGAAATATATAAGCCTTATGAATTTTTAAAAATTACTAGAAGAAGTAAGGATGGGGTAACTGGTAAAGGAATATTAGAAAGTAATAAAAAAATACTTGCAGTTGCTTATAATTCTTTAGTTTATGAAAATATCTTGGCAAAGACAGGAGGGAATAAAAAAGGATTTATTAAGGCTGAAAATAAACTTGATAATGAAGCAATAAATAAGTTAAAAGAACAATGGAATAAGATGTACTCACAGAATACAGAAAATTGTGTTGTACTTAATAAAGGTTTATCTTTTCAGGAAAGTGCATCTACAAGTACTGAAATGCAAATGAATGAAAATAAAATAACTAATGCAGATGAAATATGTAAGCTGTTTGTAGTACCTCCTACTATGCTTGGAGGGGATGGAAAAGCAAATGATAATGATTATGAAAAGTTTATAAAACTTGCAGTATTACCACTTTTAAGAGCAATATTAGCAGCCTTAAATAAGGACTTTCTTCTTGAAAAAGAAAAGAGTTCTTTTTATTTTGGATTTGATGTTAAGGAACTTTTAAAAGGTGATATTGAAAAGAGATTTAGAGCCTATGAAATAGGAATTAAGAATAAGATACTAACTATTAATGATGTTAGATATGAAGAGGATAGAGAGCCTATAGAAGCCTTTAATGATACTGTGGTTTTAGGATTAAATGATGTTCTTTATAACACTAAGACAGGAACTATTTATACACCTAATACAGATAAGACAAGTTCTATGAAAGGAGGTGAGGAGAAAAATGAGAGTGGAGATAAGGAATGATAGTGTTCTTATAGATGGTTATGTTAATGCAGTTGGTAGGGATAGTAAGCCTATACCATGTATTAATGGAAAGTTTATTGAACAAATAGAACCAAAGGCATTTGATAAGGCTTTGAATAAAACTGATAATGTAGATCTTTTATTAAATCATGATGAAAATAGAAAGCTTGGTTCAATTAAAGATGGTAATTTAGAATTATTTGAGGATAATATAGGGCTTAGAGCTATTTGTACTATTACTGATAAAGAGGTTATTGAGAAGGCAAGAAAAGGAGAACTTAGAGGGTGGAGCTTTGGGTTTGCTGTTGATAAGGATAGATGGGAAGATACTAATAAAGGATATCAAAGAAGATATGTTGAGGATTTAGATCTTTTTGAGGTTTCTATTTTGGATAATAGGAAGAATCCTGCTTATGCTGGGACTTCTATTGAGATGAGGGAGGATAAGGAAGTAGTTAGTGAGTGTAGAAGTTGTACAATGAAAACTGTCACAATTGATGAAAGTAATAAAGAAAAAATAAGTTATTTAAAATATGAATATAAAATAAAAGGTTTGAAAGATATATATGTAAAAAAATGCTAAAATAAAATGTGTTTACTGTATTTTGTTTTAGGAGGAGTTAGATGGAAAAAAGCAAAGTTCTACAAAGTGGATATATAGAAAAAATTGACAATAAAACTTATATATTTACATATGATGGAGAGTTATTATGGTTAGTACCAAAAGAAAAATCAACAATTAAACCATATGATTATTTTCAACATAAGGATATGGATATAAGTGTGATGGAAGCTACTAGCGTGAAAGGAAATTATATATTCTTTTTAAATGCAAAGTTAAAACGTAACGGAGTAGGATATATCGCAAAACCAGCTGGTTATATATGTTTTGAACAGGATATAATAGAATATGATTCAATTGTATTTAAAGGAAAAGCAATAAATTATTTTTATAGACCTAATAATATTATTGATACAGATTCAACAAAATATGATAATGAAGATGGTAGTAAAAATATAAAATTAAAGCCTTTTAAAGAAACAATTATTGAAAATAATGTGATTATAGATAAGAAAGAAGCTGAAATGATTTTGGGAATATTACCACCAGAAGAAGGAATATGGATGCGTGAAGAATATACACTAGGTAAACCAGAGTCTATATTACAATTGAAATTCAATAAATTACTTGAGAGTAAAGATTTTGAAAAAATATATGTATATATATATAGACTGTTTGAATTTCTGAATTTTAGAAAAAATGTGAGTTTGGGAGATATTTATTTGTTAAAAGATGGTTATAAAATAGCTGAAGTATATTTGTCCAATAAAAAAGATTATGAATCGGTTCATGTTGATAATACCATGGGATATTTTCTTATTAATGATAAAATAGGACAATTATTAGAGATTATTAATGAGGAAAAAATAAACTTAACATTTATTCCTAATACTAGAAGAGAATCAGCAGTAGTAGATACACAAAAGTATATTATGTGTTGTACTAGTTTTGAATCTGTTTTTAATTATGTATTCCCAGATGCAAAAATGGAAGAGCAGAAAAAAGCTAATGAAGTAAAGGAGGAGTTTTTAAAGTATATTGAGGAAAGAAGAGAAGCTTATAAAAAAAAAGATGGAAAAAAGAGGAAAGAGTTTAAAAAGTATTCAGATATTATAAAGTTATTAGATTTTGGACTTGAGGAAAAGATAAACTATTGTATTAATAAATATAAAGACTATATAGATGAATATGTGATAAGTAAATATATTAATATTTCTAAAGAAGAAAATAAAACTATGGTAAGTGATTTCGTCAAAAAGCGAAATCTGTTAACTCATAGTAGTTCAGTTAAATTAGAAGATAGAGATATAAAAGTTTATATAATAGTAAGAGTTTTAATATACATTATGATATTAGATAAGGCGGAAGTCGACAAGAATTTAATAAAACAAGCAGTAGTTAATATCTTGTAAAAAGATTTAGATTTTTATCTAAGTCTTTTATTTTACCTAAAATAAAAAAAGGAGGACATTAAATGTCAAAAACACTAAGAAAAATAAAGAAAATAGAGTACAGAGCCTTACCAGAAGAAACAAAAGGCTTACAAGAAAAAAGAAATGATTTACTAGAAGAAATGGAGGGACTAGTAAATAAAGCAAAGTCAGAAGTTAGAGCATTAACAGAGGAGGAAGACACACGCTTTGATGAAATAAAAAAAGAAATAGAATCTATAGATAAAACCATAGAAAAAGAAGAAGAAACAAGATCATTAGCAGATAAAAAAGTAGTTAAGAAAGAAAAGAAGAAGGAAGAGCAAAGCCAAGAGCAAATAAACAACGAAGAACTTAGAAGTATCTTCAAAGAAGAAAGAGAAGTAACACCTGCAATGAATACTGGAACTAATGAAGAAGGTGGTTATGTAATTAATACAGAATTATCAAAAGAAATTATTAAAGAGCTTAAAGATAGAAGTGATGTCTATAAATTCTTCAATGGAACAACAGTAAAAGGAAATTACAAGATTCCTAAAAAAACATCCAATGGAAAAGCTGAATGGATGGATGAAAATCCAGATAAAGATCCTTCATCATCAATTCCTAAACTAGAACTTATAGAGCTTGGTCAAAATAGACTTTATAGAGAATCAGCAATTACTAAAAGTATGGTAAATGTTGAAGAACTAGACTTACAAGGATTTATAAAAGATGATATAGCAGACAGTATGACAGATGCAGTTGAAGATGCAATATTTAATGGAGATGGTAAGAAAAAGCCTACAGGAGTTATTTCAGGAATTAAGAAAAAGAATCAAGTCACATTAACAGAAAGAAATGTATTTACCATTGATGCACTAAAGAAGGCAAAAGCAAAATTAAAACAAGCAGTAGTTAAAAAGGCTAAGTGGTTCATGAACTCAGATACTTTCTTAGAATTGGATTTATTAAAAGATAGTATGGGCAGAAGTTTAATTCAACCAGATCCCACAAGTGAAACTGGATATGTATTATTAGGCCTTCCAGTAGTTTTAACAGATGCTTTAAAGTCACCAGAAGATGCAGGAGCAAATTGTTTAATAGTCTTAGCAACACCTGCAGCTTATCACACTAATACTCAAAGTCAACTAGCTTTATATGTTTATACTGATTCAGCTTACACAAGAAAAGGCCTTATAGGATATGGTGCTGACTTGTACATGGATGGTAAGCCAAAGGATGACCAACAAGTAGCAGGAATTTATAATGTAGCAGAGAAAGCAGTATAGAATATGAAGTTTAGTGAAGTAAATATTTATGATTTAATATCATACTGTAATGCATATGATGACGAAAAAACAAAAAATGAAATGAAAATAATACTTGAAGGAGTTAAGTCTTATATAAAGTCATATACTGGACTCAATGATGAGGAAGTAGATGATATAGAAGATTTAACTCTTGTTTTATTGGCAATAAGTTCTGATATGTTTGACCATAGGGAGTTTAGCATTGAAAGTAATAATGTAAATTCTCTTTATAAATCAATTTTAGATATGCATAGTATGAATTATTTGTAGGTGATGTTATGTATGCAATAGATCCAGGAGAATTTAAACATCCAATAGAGCTGCAGCAGTTGAAAATAGTTAAGGTTAATAATATTGCTACAGAAAAGTGGGAAAGTATTTTAAAAGCAAAAGCTAAGATTATAAATGTAAGTGGTAAAGAGGTACAAACAACTAATAGTATTCAAGAAGAGTATTCTAAGAGGTTTATTATTAGATATCCAAGGGGAATTTCTTTAGATTCAGAGGATAGTAAAAAATATAGAGTCATTTACAAAGATAGGGCTTATGATATTTTTTATTTAAGTGATATACAAGATTTAAATAAGTATTTAGAAATTGTAACAAAGAGGGTAAGTTAAGATGAGTTTAGATATAAAAGGAATAAATAATCTTATTAAAAAACTTGATAACTTATCTAATATTGATACTAAATCTGTAGTTCATAGAGTTGCTGAAGATATGACTTTGAGTATACAAGATGAAGTAAAGAAGTTCTCAGATAAGTATGAATATGTAGGTCAATGCCATGTTAGATGTTATAGAAAAGGGATTTATATAGATGTTGGATTAAGTAATGATTTAGATCCTTGGGATGATTGGAAAGAGCTTTGGTATCATCAATGGGGATATAGAGATTATGGACTTAATTTTTCGGGTAGTCCTTTTATAGATGTTCATAAGATGTGGTTTGATATAGCAGTTAAAAATGCTGAAACAGAAGTTAAAAAAGAGTTAAAAGAGAAACTTAAAGAAGAGATAGATAAAAATATAAAGAAAGTATGATTTATATATGTATGAGATTATTGGCCAAGCTTTAGATAGTATTAATTTAGAGAATTTTTATATTTCTAAAGGTACTTATGAAGGGGAATGTGCTGTTTATACATATATAGAGTTTCCTTCTTATTATGCTGATAATACAAAGCAAGGAACTGAGTATAGTATTTTAGTTAACCTCTATGTATCAGCAGAGAATTTAGAAAGTACAAAAGATAAAGTAATTAAGGTATTAAATGAAGCAGGAATAAAGGGAGGTAGAGTGCAGGAAACAAGGAAAGAAAGAGATTTATATAATGTTCCTATTAGTTTTAAGGCATTTAAAAGATGATATGTTTTTTGTAATCCTCCTTATTTTGAGTTAAGTGGATATAGTAATGATTTTGGAGAAAAGGAAAAGATAAACCAAAGAATATAAAGGTTAAGTTTTTATTAACTTAATGATTATCTTAAGGTGAGAGGAATATATAAGCAGTTGATAAATTAATATATATCCAAATTTACAAATTATGTACTTTAATATATAATTTAATCATGTAATGTGGGGGTGGATTATGGATAAGAAATATTATTCTGAAAGAAATGGACATATAATTGATAAAAATATTGATTTTGATAGAATGGTTAAGTTATTTGTGAATTTATTTAATATAATGAAAAATGAATTTTATTTTTCAGAGGCTATTGGTGATTATTGTGAAAATGGTGGCGAAATAGCAGGTAAGTGGGGAAATAATATAGAGGCTTTTATTTTTTCAAAAACACATATAGAAGATTTATGGCCTATAGATGTTGAAAATTATTTGAGTAAAGATGAAGATGAAATTTTTTCAATGATAGAATTTTTGTATGATTATGTTTCAAAACCTGTAAATATTTATGAATGTGGAAATTGGTACTGTAAGGGAAAACATTGCAATGAGTACGATAAAGAAGCAGGACAAGAATATTTTAGAAGTGAAGTAAATTCTATAATTAATTTCTATGATGATGGATATTTTTTAACAAAAGAAGGAGAAGTTTATAAGGTAGCAGCATCAGGATTAGAGGAATTGGTAAATAATAAAATTTTAACATCTGATGAAAAAAATATAGATGATAGAATTAGTAGTGCAATTTCTCAATATTTCAGATTTAACTCTACTATGGCAGATAAGAAGGCTGCTATCCTCTCATTAGCAGGAGTATTAGAATATTTGCAAAAAGATGGTATAAAGCTTGAAAAAAAAGATGATAATGCTTTATTTGAAATAATGAATAAATTTGATTTAAGGCATCACCAGAAGATAATGCAGAAAGGTGAATATGAAAAAGAAGAATGGTATGAGTGGTTTTTCTATACTTTTTTGGCATCGATAAGATTCTTGCTAAGATTGCATAATAAAATATTATAATATAATAAGTTAAAGGGAGTGTCGCATTAGCAATTTAAAAAATTGCTAATGGCACTTCCTTTTTTTGATGAATATATCTATTTTAGGTTACTAAAAAACTTTAATCTAAAATTTGACGCACTTTAATAAAGG